TGCTACAAAATATGGAAACGTCTACAAATACATTGGTTTTGTGGGACATATTTCGTATATTGAGGGGTAAGAATACGAAAGTGATTTTATACACATATGACAGCATTTTGTTGGATTATGATGAAAACGAAGATATATTAACAGACATCGAAGAGACGTTTAAAAAACGCGATCTCTTCACAACGAAAAAAACAGGTTATGACTATGATTTTAGCTGAACCGGTTGATATTTATAATCAAACATACGATTATAATTCAACCGAAGATTTAATGGGAATCCAAAATAAATTGTTCTGTACTTTTACTACTCTTGAAGAGTTAGATAATTTAGTAGAAGAACTTACATCAACATATACAATTATGTACAATAAAATGTTCGTACTTTCAGTAGTAGGAACAGATGAGTACGTTATCACATACAACGTAGACCAAGGAAACGTTGACTCTATTCCACCTAATACTATTTTAGTACATAGAAAGAAAGAGTCTAATACTCTCTATACAATCAATGCCCTAAACGAGCTTATTAAAAAGCTCAATGGGGGCGTTGTAGATACAAAATTTCGAATAGAATGGCCACATTATCGAAATTGTATACTACTCACTCAGCATAACGAGCTGAAACAGCTCAATACTAAGATACACAAAATCTTAGAAGTATAATAAAAATAATTTGGCTCCCTTAGGGAGCTTTTTTATATTTCGGTTACATAAATAAAATAAGTTATAATATGGATCTAAGTTTACTAAAACAGAAGCTTGACACTATTCAGAATAGAGGTCAACAAGGAGAAAAAAAAGATTATTCATTAATTTTTTGGCGCCCAACAATTGGGAAACACCAAATTCGTATCGTTCCATCAGCATACGATAAAGCAAACCCATTTAAGGAAGTAAAATTCTACTATGGTATTACTAATAAGGTTATGATTTCACCACTTAACTTCGGTGAAAAAGACCCTATTAACGAATTTGTACAAAAATTATATGATACAAATGACAAATCTAACTACGAATTAGCTCGTAAACTAAAAGCAAAAACACGTATTTTCGTACCTGTAGTTGTTAGAGGTGAAGAGGAAAAAGGTGTACGTTTATGGCAATTTGGTCAGAACATTTACACTGACCTATTATCAATGGCTTCAGATGATGAAATCGGAGATTTTACAGACGTAGCTAATGGATTAGATTTTACATTAGAGACAGTAGGACCTGAATCTACAGGTACTCAGTACAACAAAACAACAATTAGACCTAAACGTCAAAATTCAGTATTAAGTGATGATGCCCCAACCGTTGAAACTTGGTTAGCAACACAGCCTGATCCGTTAAAAGAATTCAAACGTTTTACTTTTGATGAAATGAAAACCGCTCTACAGAAATATCTTTCACCTGAGGAAGAAACTGAAGGAGATATCATTTCAGAACCAGCAACTACATTTGATGGAGATCGTCAAGACTTACCATGGGAAAAAAATGGTAACAAAGACTACGCCCTCAATACAGGTGGTGCTAAACAAACAAAAGTAGATAAATTTGATGACTTATTTAACAAATAGAAATGGCTAAGAAAAGATCACTAACAGAGGCTGCCTCTGCTGAACTTCAATCAAGCTTTAATCTAGAAGCATTCAAAACTAAGAAAGGATTATCATCCAATTCTAAGTTTAAGGAACAACAATGGATCCCATTATCACCAGCGTTCCAGGAAATCACATCGATTCCTGGAGTGCCTATGGGGCATATTGTAATCCTAAGAGGACATTCAGATACAGGTAAAACTACAGCTTTAATTGAAGCAGCTACTTCAGCACAAAAACGTAAAATACTTCCCGTATTCATTATTACGGAAATGAAGTGGAATTGGGAACATGCTCGTCAAATGGGTCTTGAGGTAGAAGAAATTATAGATAAAGATACAGGTGAAATTGTAGATTATAAAGGTAATTTCTTATATGCAGACCGCGAAACTATTAACACTATTGAAGATGTTGCTGGTTTTATTTTAGATTTAATTGATGAACAGAAAAAAGGAAATTTACCTTATGATTTATTATTCCTATGGGATAGTATTGGTTCAGTACCTTGTGAAATGTCTGTTAAATCAAACAAAAATAATAACGAGTGGAATGCAGGTGCTATGTCAACCCAATTTGGTAACAATGTTAACCAACGAATTACTTTATCTCGTAAGGAATCTTCAGCATATACTAATACATTAGTTTGTATTAATAAAGTATGGACATCTAAACCAGCCTCACCAATGGGGCAACCAAAAATGGAGAACAAAGGTGGGATGGCTATGTGGTACGATTCAACATTTGTAATTACATTTGGTAATGTTACTAATGCAGGTACATCTAAGATTAAAGCAATTAAGGATGGTAAGCAAGTAGAATTTGCTAAACGAGTTAACTTACAAATTGATAAAAACCACGTAAATGGTATTACTACTAGAGGTCGTATCGTAATGACACCACATGGGTTCATTTTAGATGATGATAAGGCACTTAAACAATACAAAACAGAACATGCTAAAGAATGGGCTGAAGTATTAGGTGGTGGTAAATTTGACATAGTTGAAGAAGGTGATAATAGCTCACCAACATCCGTTACTTTCACAGAAGAACCAACATAACATGAATAAAGACTTACTAAACCTCCTTAACGAAGTTGAGGAGGAGGGGAGTTCTCTCCCTCAAAATCACACAGACCGTGTATTAATGATAGACGGTTTAAATCTATTTTTTAGAAACTTCGCAATGTTAAACATGGTTAATCCACAAGGGATTCATGTTGGTGGTTTAGGAGGTTTTTTAAGATCTTTAGGCGCATTAATCAGACAGATCCAACCAACTTCTGTTTATGTAATATTCGATGGAGTAGGTTCCTCTAATAATAGAAAGAATCTACTCCCCGAATATAAATCTGGAAGAGATATTAAACGTATTACTAATTGGGAAGCGTTTGATAATTTAGAAGAAGAACATGATGCTAAGGTAGACCAAATTGTAAGACTAATACAATATTTAAAATTCCTACCAGTAAAAACTATTTCTATGGCTAAAGTTGAAGCTGATGATGTTATATCACATTTAGCTCAAGTAATAGATAAAGAATACAATGGTAAAAGTATTATAGTATCTTCAGATAAGGATTTTCTACAATTAGTAAACGATAATATTATTGTATACAGACCGATAGAAAAGAATTTCTATACAGATAACATGGTAGAAGAAAAATTTGGTTTAAAAGCAGAGAATTTTATTCTTTATAAAGTACTAATGGGTGACGCATCTGATAAAGTAGCAGGTGTGAAAGGATTAGGTCCTAAAAAACTATTCAAACTATTCCCAGAACTAGCACAAAAACATTTAACCTTAGACGACATTTTTGATATAGCAGGTGGGAAAATCAAAGAAAATGTTATATATTCACGTATTGTTTTGACAGAATCCGATTTAAGGAAAAATTATCAAATAATGGATTTAGCAGCACCAATGTTAGATAATGATGATAAGATATTACTTGAAGATTCTATTAAAGCAGAAGTTCCTAAACTCGATACAAAAACATTTATGGAGTTTTATAATGAAGACCAATTAGGTGGTATTATTAGGAATGTAGATTTTTGGTTAAATGATAATTTTTCAAATTTAAAATAGGTTATAAATGACATTAAAAGCTTTATCACAATATGGTAAGCAGTTTCAAATTAAGGTTCTGTCTTCACTATTAACCCATAAAGGGTTCTTAACTAACATCCATGACATCATTTCAGATGAATATTTTGAAAATCAAGGTCATAAGTGGATTATTAGTGAAATTTTAAAATATTACGACAAATACCATACTTGCCCTAGTATGGATATCTTAAAAGGAGAATTACAAAAATTAGATAATGAAGTATTACAAATTAGTATTCGAGATGAGCTAAAACAAGCTTATGTTGCTACTGATGAAGATAGAGAATACGTTCAAGAAGAATTTACTGGGTTTTGTAAAAA